TGGCAGATGGCTTGCACAGGTAGGAAGTGGTGTGACTTTGTTTGTTATCACCCTGACTTCCCTGATGACTATAAGCTCTTTATCAAAAGAGTAGAAAGAGATGATGATTTAATAGGTCGTCTAGAAAGAGATATTCATGAGTTTGCAGTAGAGGTCATGGATTCAGTTAAATTTATTAAGGAGAATAACTAATGGCAACAGTAGGAATTTCAGCAAGTATAGATGTAACAAAGATTGATAAGGCTAAACTTATTGATGGTAAGAAAGGCACTTATTTAAACATAACCGCATTTGTTAATTTAGATGAGAAAGACCAATATGATAACAATGGTATGGTTACTCAATCAGTAACAGCAGAAGAAAGAGAAGCTGGAACGAGAGGGGCTATACTAGGTAACACTAAAGTGTTCTTTAAAGATGAGGGTAATAATAATACAACTTCTCCACAAGCTAAAGAAAGTTTTGACCAAGTGTCAGAAGATGTGCCGTTTTAACTAGGGGGATTGGGGGCTAAACGCCCCCTTTTTTTACTTGTTCATTACATACATTGTTACTTCAAAGCCAAATCTCATTTCAGTAGCTGATGGTTTTGTCCACATAATTAAGTTCCTTGTTGGTTAATCAAGGCTTTATTTTAATTGAAAAGTAAGTTTAAACAGAGTGAACAATGTATTAGTTTATACTAATGATTATAAGGAGTAGAAATGAGTGATACGATAAACCCTGACCATTACAAGAAAGGGGGTATAGAAACAATAGAATATATGCAAGCCAAGATGAGCAAAGATGAGTTCTATGGCTACATCAAAGGTAATGCTCTCAAGTATATTAGCAGAGAGGGTTTGAAGTCAGAAAAATTAACTGACAAGATAGATGACTGTAAGAAAGCAATATGGTATCTTGAACAAATGATTAAAGTTCATCAAACAGAACTAAAACTTTTAGAAGTTAAAGCCAAGCAAGATGAATGGATTGATGACGAATTGCATGACGAAGATTAATAAACAAGAAGTATTTTTATATGGCGATAAGTTTGTTTGCCATAAATGTGGTCGTGATGCTATGTTCATGGATAGTGATAAGAAATGGTATTGTTCGTTTAATTGGTATGACATAAAGGAAAATCATGGCATTTGTAAAACCGATAAAAATACCAAGTAATCCTGTTTGCCATTCATGTAAAAAGAAAGCAAAAATTTATTCTGATGGGAAATGGTGGTGTTGTTTAAACACAGAAATGGGAGAGTTTAATTCATCAGGTTTTTGTAAGGAGAAGAAATGAATATCAGTTGTCCTAAATGTAAAAATGTAAAAATGATATGGGGAAATGATTGGGACAATGATGATGATATGGATAGTAAATATTTAATATGGAGTCAGTATAGTTGCCCAAAGTGTGAAACGATAGTTAATGTATATTGGAGTGAGGAAGATGGCGAAGGGAAAAGAAGCACTGAAAAAGAATAAAGATGAATGGAAAGAACATCAATTTATATATGATGGATATAAATTTACAATGACTTACAATAAAAAAGATTTTAATATTGCACATGAACTAACAGGAAGGATTATAACTAAAGGAAACTTTAAGGAGTAAATCATGATTGAGTTTGCATTTGTAATGATAATCAATTTAGCACCAGAACCTTTAACAGATTGGCAATATGTTGGGTCGTTCAATAGCTGTCAAGAAGCTGTTTTATATGTAGACTTGCACTATCCAGACCCAAACAAAGTTGAAATGGAATACAAATGTTTACAAAAAGAATATATACACCTACCAAAAGATACACAAATTAAAAACATAGACATGAAAAACAACAGCGTAAGATATTATGATAAACATAAAGTATGTAAAGTAAGGAGAAATTGTGATGGGTAAGGGTAGTGGTAGAAGAAAGCAAGATATAACAGACGAAGAATTAGAAGAAGCATGGAATAGAATATTTAAAGGCAATGTTGTCAGAGAGGAGGATAAAAAAGATGGCGATAAGCCCAACGCAAAGGACTCTGAAGAAGCTACGGGATAGTGGTGATTACCCTTTAGTCGCTATCGTAGAGAGATGGAACGCATTTGCCAAGATACGGCAAGACTTGTTTGGGATAATAGATTTACTAGCAGTAGATATTAAAGGCAACACAGTAGGAATCCAAGTCACTAGCTATAGCAACATTAGTGCAAGGGTAAAGAAGATGGAAGATAGTGATGCTATCTATCATTTAAGAGAAGCAAATTGGGTGCTACTTGTTCAAGGGTGGCATAAGAAAAATAACAAATGGGTATGTAGAGAGGTGGATATATCGTAATGAAATACACAAAAGAAAAGTATGATGAGTTTGGTAAAAGAGCAAAAGAGTTTATAGCAAAGAATCCTGATGCCAGTAGAAAAAGAATAGCAGATTATGCAGGAGTTCATGCAGGAGCATTAGATAGATTAAGTAAGGATTATGGATTTTCAATGCCCAAAGCTATGACACCACAGCAAACAAGAAAAGCAAGTAACTGGGGAACAATACTGGGTGGGTTAAGCAAGAAATGAGAATAGCTCGGCTCATGAACATATTAGAAGATTGGGCAAGGTGGATGAAAAAAGATAGCCATAGGTTAGGTTATCCTAACAAAACATCTTATTTTTCAACAGGAGGTGAGTCTACTTCTGAAGTGTTTGAGGATATGGTATCTGAATCTGATATGGACAATGTAAAGATTGTGGATTCTATTATAGACGACTTACCAAAGCAACAAAAACAAGCCATTAACTATAGATTTCTTGGGGGAAACAAGCCTATGTATTACGAAAGAGATTTGGAGTTAGCTATAGACAATCTTTTAACTATCGCTGGTAGAAAGATATATGCTTAACTTAAAATTAAATAAAGAAGTGTTTAAACATTCTTTAAAGTTTAGTCAAGAAAACAACATAGGTGTTAGAGGTCATGCTGATGGGAGTATAGAACAGCAATTAACAGGAATATTAGGACAAAACATAATATGTGATGCTTTAGATTTACCTTTTATGACTACTAATGGATTTGATGGTGGTGTTGATATAAATATAAATAACACTACTATTGATATTAAAACAATGGGAAGAAAAGTTTACCCAAAGTCAAACTATATAAACAATTTAGTTGCTTCACAATTAAAGTATGATGTAGATGCTTATTTGTTTTGTAGTTACCATAAAAAAGATTATGTTTTAACTGTATGTGGATGGATAGATAAAGAAAGCTTTAAGAAAAAAGCAAAGCTATATAAAGAAGGAGAATTAAGAAACAGATTTGATGGGACATCATTTAAATCTAAATCAGATTTGTATGAGATAGAGAATAAAGACTTGTTAAAAATAAGTAGTATACAAGACTTAAAACAGGTAGGGCTACCCCTTAACTAATCTATTTAAAGCTCACCACGAGCCTCTGGCGAAGCCAAAACATAGCGTTTAAACAAGAAATAGTAAGAATATGAAGTATATTAACAACAATATTAAAATAACTGTTGCTAAAGATGCTAATGTATTTAATAGGTTTTTTGTTTTACGAGTCATATTCTGTTGTGTTTAAATGTATAGAATCAACAATCAGTTCAACACTAGAGCCATCATCTAAAAATATAGTCATTGTGTTTTCACCATAAACAATATCAATATCATCTATTGTTTTGTCCATCATGTGCTTGGCTATAAGTAATATATCCATTATTGAGAGTATATCATTGTTCCTTTCTTGTTAATGATTAACGCTTTTTTCCTAGCACTCTTTCCATTCTCTGGAAAAGCCAAATGAACCCATTTATCAAACTCCAAAATAATCTGGTCATACTGAATATCAGACTTAAAAATAGCATCCACAATGTCATGAGGGTCACCGAACTTTGGGCAAGTAAAGTCAACAGCCAACCCTTTAATGTGAGCCGAAGTTGGTTTAGAACCGAGTAATGTATTAAGCTCCAAACAACGATAGCCACTGCTAATAAGTATAGGATTATTATTAAGTAGTTCTCTAACATTTTCCATGCTCCATGCTGTTATTAATAGATTATCTAACACTTCTTGAGATGGTGTGTTATCTATATCTTTTCTTGTTGCTGTCTCGCTAAAAGTTAATTCTTCTACAGTAAAATTAGGAGATGCTTTTATCATTTAGTTAGACCTTTTATCTTTTCCAGTGTCCTTAATCCTGCAATTCCAAGCATAGCAAATACAAGCTCAAGTAATATCTCTGAATCTATGGTTGGTAATGTTTGTGCTGTTCCATCTAAATGGTCTATCCATGTAGCCAAAGGATGACCAATAAATAACCAAAAGACTCCTAATGCACATGACCATCCAATAGCAGGTCTCCATCCAGCAACAAATAAATTTTGATGAGCTGCTTCTACTTTATTTATTTCTGTTTGTGATAGTAATATTTTGTTAGCGTTATCAGTAAGAGACTTCTCTATCTCTCTCTTTGCTTTTGCGTTAGCGTTCTTATCAGGAACTACTTTATCAATAACATTTCCAATTAAAGGTAGTAATGCTTGTATCATTAGTCAATCCATCCATATAATAAACAAAGTGCAATAGGTGTAACAGGTAATACGGCTAATAAACCTAATCCAATAACAATAGGTTTAAATAATATTTTTTTTAGTTTATCCATTGTTTAAACAGTATAGTAACTAATGATGATATAAACGCAGCGATTGCCATACCTGCCCAGAACCCACCTTTAGATTTATTAGCTAGTGCTAACATTGCTTTCATATCTTTTGCAAGTTCATCTTGGGTTTTCTGTAATTGCTCTATCTGCTCTTTCATTCTTCCAAATTCTTGTGGGTTAATATCAGGCATTATTGATTTCCTTGCATATATTGTAACTCTGGTAAGTATTCCATATTAGAAGAATCTAATAAGCTAGGTGTAAGAACTCCTGTTCTTAATGCTTTTTTATTACTCAACAAATTTAAAACATCACTTCCTCTAGGTTTATTAAGTAATCCTTTTTGAACAATATTAGACCTTAATATAGAGGGAACAACTAAATCAGCAGCTAATACTGAACCACCAACAATAGGAGCTAAACCAAGAGAAAGAGTAGCAGCAGCACCACCTGCAATACCAGCTTTGGCATATGGATTATTCATAAGATATTCAGCAGAGCTTAATGGCTTTCCTGTTTGTTTAAACAGTGTTGGGTTTGTATCATAAAAATCTATAACTGCTCTAGCTTGACCTGTAACGGCTGCATTATTTCTGTTTGCATTTGCATACTTTTTAAGATTAATTGTTCCATCTGGGTTTAGTGCATTTTCTATGCTATGACCTATAGCATAATTTTTTCTAGCTTTTTTAAGATTACTTGCCATAGAGTCAAACTTTTCAAGTTCTTTAGCAGAAGCTCCTCTTTGCTCTGCAAGTGACTTGTTATAAGCAATAGTTCTATCTAACTCATTATGAAGATTATCTAGTTTAGCTGCATTTTCATCTAGCACTTCTTGAGTTACTTTAGAGCTTTCTTTTCTTGAGTCTTTATATGCTTTTTTGTTAAGCTTCTTCTGGCTTTCTATTTTGTTTAAAATGCCTTGACCTGATTGTATATCTTGAACTGTTTTTGTACCTTCTATTGTTTCTTGTCTTTGAACAGTTCTATCTGGAGCTCCTCTTTGTTTTTGTTTTACATTACTGATAACAACTTTGTTATTACGAACTCGTTTAGTTTTTCCTTGTAATTTTGCAATGTCATCATAGAATGGTTTAGACTTTTTAGCTAAAGTATCATATACTTTTCCTAAAGCTGTAGATTCAGTAACACCTGCGTGTTTTCTTAATAGCTCATCTGCGTGTTTTACATTAAAATCAATAACTCCCTCTGCTGTTCTTTTTTGACCTGCTAATTTTTCACCTACTCTACTAATTAAATTACCACCTCTATCTTTTACTGTAGATGGTAATATTTTAAATCCATATTTTGTTCCTAATTCTGTGCCTTTGTTTTTAATAATGTCTTGAGAATACTTTACCATTTGAGAATCTTTTACAGCATCAGCACCTTTTCCAATAAGACCTGCTGCTCCTGATACTGGGTCTACATAATTTAATGCTTTATCTACTTTACTTCCAACATTAGCTGCTGTGTTTCCAAACTTACCAGTTTTGGCTACAGTAGTTCCAACTCTACCTAATCCAGTTACTTCTAATAAAGAAGTTAATGGTTTTTTATAAGCTCTACCTACAGGGTCGTCTATTAAAGACTTAACATCTTCAGCTATAACCTCACCCATTTGTTCATAGCTTTCTCTAGGTTGCGTAGCTAAAAACTCTGTAATCTTATTACTTTTTAAAAATTCATTTAACTTGTATTGCATTGAGCTTGGGTCATCTTCATAAGAATACAAATCATCAACAACAGATTTAGGAAGTAAGTTTGTAGCTCCTGTAACAGCTAAATCAGTAACAGCACCTGCTGTATCAAGTGGAGATGCGACCATATCAACAACAGCTCCACCTAAATTTGTTGCATCAGTTGCAAGATTTTCACCAAATCCAGATAAAGTTTTTTCTTCTGGGGCAATAGAAATTGAATATGCTTGTATTTCTTCAGCCATTGCTTTGGCTGATTCCATATCTCCTTTTTTATAAGCTATACCCATAGCTTCTTCTAAATTTTGCAAATGTTTATCCATCTGTATTTCCCATCAGTTCATTATATATACTTTCATTCTCTGGTTTAGAAAATGGTATAACAGTAGATTTGTTTACTTTTTCACTAATATTTTCACCACGAACTTTTCGTAATGCTTCTGGGGCTGTAGGTGCATATTCTTTGTATGTGTGCATAGCATTGTTTAATGTATCTGACCATTGGTTTTCTCCATAATCTTCTATAAAAACTGCTTTGTATTCTTCTGAAAGAATTTTTGATTTTCCATATAAATCTACTAATGCTTCATATAATTTATCTCTACTACCACCAATAGATAAATACTCTTGCATATTTTGGAACATAGCTACTTCTCTATCAGATACATTACCTACAGCACCACCAGTTGGGTTATTAGCTCTCATTCTTTGTATTTGCTCTGTAAATTGTTTGCTTTTTAATGAATTTAAAAAGTTGGCAACATCAGCAGCTTTACCACCAGATTCTGCAAACCAATTTTTGGTTTCTTCATTAAATTTAACAGCAAATCTACCTGTGGTTGTAAATAAAGCATTTAATGCTTCAGGGTCATCTAATATTTTTTCAATATTTTTAGATACATCTCTTGTTGTTGTAAGTCCGTAACGGGCTAATCCTTTGTCTTTTACTCTTGCATCTAAAACTTTTTCTTTTCTTTTTCTAAATGAATTTATGTCTAGGTCAGGGTCAAGATATTCTTGAACTCTCAATGGCATTTTATTAAACTCCTCTAATGACATAAGTTTTCCATTAGATGTTCTTACTTGTCCTTCAGGAACATCTTGCTGACTTAATTGTTTATTTAAAGGTGTGCCATTAGTTGCCGCTAGTCTTTTGATAAAGTCTAATTTACCATTATTTAAATAGTTAGGTTTGTATAATGGGTCATTTTGTGCTTTTCTATTTTCTTCTGCATTATGAGAATCAACATCTTTTTGGTCTGGTAATTGATTAAAGTAAGTTACCATACCTGCTTGTTTTTGAGGAATATTAAATCTATCTTGAATACCTAATGTTTCATATAACATTCTTTCTTCTTCAGTTATTTTGTTATTTGAAAAATATTTTTCAGGGTCAATAGCTAATTCCGCTGCTTTCATAGGAGGTAATGTTTTTACATATCTTTGAATACCATCTAATTTAGATGTATCTAAAACAGATTTTACTTTCTTACTTTGCAAGTCATAAGGCTGTTGTAAAATATCACCTTGTGTTTTTGTTATATTTAACATATTTTTTGTATAGTCTTGAGTCTGCAACAACTTTTTTACAGCATCATTAATACCTTTTGTTCTTGCTGCTTTAGCCCCAGTAGCAGTTGCAAGTAATTTTTCAGCAAGTGTTTTGTCTTTATATAGAGAGCCTGTGTAACCTAAACCTGCACCTAATAATGTATCTACATTTAAAGAACTTTGATAATTAGGGTCTGTAATAAGCCCAGCTAAAGGCTGATTAGTAGTTCCTAATAACTTATCTATATCAAAATTAATATCTAGCAATGAATCTGCCATGTTACGCTCTCCTTACTTTTAATATGTTGCCCTGTCTTGGGTTGTATGCTTGTTGTGCAATTTTACCTGCTGATTGTGTGACTTGTTGTGGACTAGCACCACTACCAGCACCTAATGCTGTCATACCTAATGTAGCTAATGCTATTGGATTTTTTTCTGCAAAACCTACTACGCTATCAAATGCTTTTTCATACAGTGGTTTTTCTCCTTCAAAACCACCTTGAGCTTCAGCTATTTCTGTTGGAGAAGATTTTTGAATGTTTGCAAAATTAGGGCTTTCTGCTCCTGTATATAAAGGAGCTTCTTCAACTTGAGGTATTGAATTGTATTGAGGAGCGACAGCTTGACCAGTTAAAGGGTCTTTAATAGTATTGGATGTATCTAAACCCAAACTTGGATTAGGAATACTACTGTTCATTCCAGTAAATCCAATAGATGAGTTACTTAAAGGCATATTTACTTGTGCTATAGATTGACCTAAAGTATCTGCGGTAGCATAAGGGCTAAATCCTTGACCTGTGACTCCACCTGTTACATTTTGTAGGTTGTTTGAAACTATAGCATCTGTTCCAATTAAACCACCTGTGCCTACAGCAGTGCCTGTACCACCCATAAGCCCTGCACCTGCATTTAGAGAGTTAGTACCTGTGTTTGCTAATGCACTAGAACCTAAATCAAATCCCATGCCATCAAAACCAAATCCAGAACCAAGCCCATCTGAACCACCAAACATACCACCACTAACACCACCAATAGCGGCTGCTTTTAGAGGGTCTCTACCTTGAGCTAAAGCTAATGCTGCACCTATTCCCATTCCTGCTAATACTGGAGCACCCATTATTTACCCCCACCTGATGAAGTTGTAGTTTGATTAACTGGAGCTGGAGCTCCATATGCTGCTGACAAGTAAGACTCTAGCTTACTGTAAGGTTTATTTTGCTCAAACTCAAATCTACTAATATCTGCATTTAAAGCATCTTTAGCATACTGCTCTTGTGTTTGACCAATTTTAGCCAATTGATTTATGTCTGAATAATCTGCCATAGCCATTTGTGGTGCTTGTGCTATTGCAGCATCTTGTCTTGCTCTTTCTGCACCAAAGTTACTGTAAGCTAATTCTGCTGCTCTATTAGTCAAAGCGTTTGCTAGGTTTTCTGATGCTTGTGATTCCAACTCACCCATAGCACCTGAACCATATCTACCAGAAGCTGCTGTTCTGCTACCAATATCTCTAATAGCTTTGTTAAATTCTGTAACAGCAGGTTTAGCCGCACTTGCCATCATTGCAGAAAAGTATGGGTTACCTGCTGATAATCTGTCGCCTTGTATTGTGCTTAACTGTTGTGCTTGAGCTGCTGGTACTAATGGACTACCAGTTCTTGCTCTATCACTTGCTAAACCTAATGCTTCTGTTGTAGTTGCTGATGCTGGAACATAAGTTGCATCTGGGTAATATTCTGGAGAATCAGCTCTGTATAAATTTTTAGCTTCTCCTAATCCATAGGTTATGTATGGCAAGATAGCAGGGTCAATATTTTGATTAGTTGTTTGTGTTTGACCACCACCACCACCTTTGTATTCACGCAATCCAGTAACAGGATTAATTGTGCCTGAACCTCCATGTGCTTTTAGAAGATTAGCTTCCCATGTATTAACATGAGCAAGTTCAGTATCTCCCTCTCTACCTAGTTTGCCTAAATCTTTTGCTAACCAGTTATATAACCATATTTTTAACTTAATCATTCTAGTTTCAACTCCATTAATTGATATTTTTTTTCGTAACCATATAGCCTGTTCCATAATCTAGCTATACTCTCAAATTTAGTAGACCCCTGTATTGCAGTTCCACCATTATGTTTGACCCACTGTTTAAATTGCTCAAACCCTGCTTTGGTGTTTTTACCACCTATATAAGTTATATAAGCCACCCTGTCGTTAGGATAGTTAATCCATTGAACAGTGAGTGCTACATAGCACTTATCTTCTTTCATTACTAATAGTAATTGTTGCTGACCTTGTGTAACTAGCAGTTTTAACTGACCTGCTGTAAATTCGTTATTACCTTTGTCTAATGCTTTTTGTAATAAAGGTTCTGCAAGATACCAAAATCTTTGCACTTGATTCGTAGGCACTACATAGAGTTTCATAAAATTTATCCAACAATGATATAATCCAATTCTACATCACTATGTCCATGATTTCTATGACCTATTACAAAACTGCCTTTGGCTTTTGTTTTGATATAAATGTGGTCTGTCTCTCCTGCTGCATTTGCACTTCTAGGTGAAAACACAATAATTGAATCAAAACCTGCTCTTTCATTATTAACTGTAGTTTCTGTTCCAGATGTATTTAAAATAACAGTACCACTATTGTTGGTCTTGCCATTCATAGCGTTATTAACTACTTCTGCAACTGCTCTAGGGTCACCACCTTGATACGGAAGTGTACGATACATTCTAGGCATTATCTATTGCCTTGTGGTTTTATATCTACATCTACTGCCATAGCTGTTGTCCAGCTACCTGTAGGCTGCACATTAAATCTATGATACCTACCTGCACTCCTTAAGCTACATCTGCCTTCTGATGTAGCAGGAACAAATGCACTAAATCCAATAGTATCATCTAACTCTCTACGACTAGCTACGGCAACCTGTGCTGTGCCATTGTCTATTTGTGGTCTGGCTAGTGTAGCTACAGAGTTATAGCCAATCTCTACATCCGTTGTAATTAATTGTGGTGTTATAGACTCGCCTGTAAATACTGCAATTTTGCTTTCTCTTGCACCTGCAAATAAAAACTTACCACCTATAAACAATCGTGAATCTAGTGATGCAGGCATAGTGTCTATGTCTGTATAGCCTAAAGAAGATTCTAAAGTTTCTAATGTCTCTCCTAATGTAGCAATAGTACCTACAACATCTGATGTTGTTTCAGCTCTTGACCATTTTTCTAACTGCCAATTATAAATAATTATTCTTCTGTTACCATCTACATCTGCGTAATTCCATACTACAAGATTTTTAACAGGGTCTATAGCAACACTTATTGTATTTATTTGTGTTAAATCTACTCTACTAAAAAACCACCTATCTACTTTCTCTAATCCTATATTAGTAACTGTTTGACCATCTGTTGAGTAAAATCCATCATCTGCTATAAAGAAAGTAATGTTTCCATACCTAGCAACAGAGTTACCTTCCAAACAACCTAATCCATTTGAGATAGTATCAAATTGCCAGAAAAGAGGACTACCTACATAAGAACAACGAACTACAGATTTCTCTAACAACACAACACCAAACTCACCACCTGTAATAGCTTGAACATTACCACCATCAGGAATTATTTGAAAGTCACTTTGACTTGTAGCACCAGATACCCAGTCAGTTTCATCATTAATATCTGACCATTGCACCTTGTCTGGTTCTGTTCCACCTAACAAATTTCCTGCAAAAACAAAATCACGAATTACAGCAATGTCTTTAGCTATAGGAGCTGCTGCTGCTACATCTGCAAATGTACTTGATACACCTATAGTCCATGCTTGTATTTTTTGCGTATCGTTACAAGCTAATACAACATTACCAAATTGTTCAAACTTCCATGTGCCATTACCACCATATCCACCTACTTTAGATACATCATTTAAGTTAAGTGTTGCAATATCTAGTTTAAACAGCTTTGTAGCACCACCTGCAAATACCTCTACATTAGCACCAAACTTTGCTACAAATATATTGTTAATATTTTCACTAGCAGAATTAGAAAAATCTTCTGCACTAGGAAAAGCACCATAACCAATACCAACAGGAAATACATTTTTAGCATCATTTAAACTACCTGCGTTTGCTGGTTGGTCTGGTAGCCAATCTGTAAATTGTAATCTTTTTGTTGTCATATTATAGTTTCATTATGTATGCAAGAGCATAGTAAGGAGGTAAGTTAGCATTAGTTGAAGATGACCCAGCAGCAGATGTACTTCCAGACATACTATGAGCATGGTTTCCAATATCACTAGACAAAGCTCTGTTAGCTCTTGACCCTGTTGCTCCACCTCTATAATCAGAGTTTCCTAAACCACCTGCTGATGCCCATGTAAATGTTTGAGTGTTACTTGTGAATGCACTAGATGATGTATTTGAACTGGTTACATAATGGTTATGAGAACCAGCAGCACCTGTAGACCCTGAAAAGGTATGACTATGGCTTGGTAAAGTTGCATTTGCACTACCACCAGTAGCATTTACTGCATAAGTGCTTCCTGCCCCTACTACAAATCTATCTCTTAAATCAGGAGTTCCTGATGAACCATCACATAATGCCCAACCACTAGGTATAGTTCCTGTAGAACCTGACCATAACATTATCATACCTGTTACAAAAGCATCACCCCAAGTAGGAGTTGCTGCTGAACCACTAGAAACTAAAACTTGCCCTGATGTTCCTGTTGCTCCATCTAATGTAAGACCTCCAGTAACGGCTAATGTACCTGCTGCTGTAATTGTTCCTGTGCTAGTCCAACCATCACCACTAGAACCATCCTGCCAATCTTTAATTTGTGCCATTGTTTCACGAATAGCATTATTAATTGTGCTAGGTGGGCATCCCTCATTTATGTTAATTGAGTTTATGTCAGTATTATTTGCTGCAACACTGTCCCATTGCGATACTTTAGTTTTTGCCATGTTTTATCCTTGTCGTTTCCATTTGTTAGTTCCTACTGTTGAATCTGTCCATACATTACTACCTGCTGATACTGCTGACCATGTGTTTGTTTCTACAGGAACATCTGTCCATTCTTCACCTAGTATTGTGCCTAATGCTACTACTGTACCTACACCATTTATAGAAGCATCTGCGTGTCTTATTACAGTGGTTGATGGTAATGTTAATGTTGCTACTCCTTCTATACTTGCACTTCCTACAGCAGTAAATCCGCCTAATGCAAATACTGTTGCAGTACCTGTAATACTTGCATCACCAAGTCTTATTCTTAACCCATCAGCAGTTAGTGTAGCTGTACCACTAATACTTGCATCAGCATAGATAATAGAACCTGATAAAGCGACAGTCAGTGTTGCACGACCACTTATATCACCACTACCAAATGCTACATAAATACCATTAGCCGTAACAGTAGCAGTGCCAGTAATAGAACCCGTTGCATCATTAATTAGTCCACCTAATGCTGTTACAGTCGCTACTCCACTAACACTTGCATCACCTAATCTTATTCTTAATCCATCTGCTGTTAAACTAGCAGTTGCACTGATAGATGCAACAGCAGTTCTTTCTCTTAATGCACTAGCTGTGAGAGTGCCTACACCCTGTATCTGTGCAGCACCTGTTTTTACTATAGTGCCTAGTGTAGAAAATGGTGATTGAGAAAATGCAGATATGCCAAACATTACACACCTACATCAGGTAATGTCGCTGCTTTTAATTCCTCTACTGTTGTAAGATTGTCTACTTGTTTAGTTATGTCTCGCAGTCTTTGTTTCTCTGCTACAATAGCAGTTGTATCTGCACCTTGTTCTTGAGCTTTCATGAATAATAAGTCTTGTGCCTCAAGTAGAGGCTTTCGTTTTTCACGCAGTCTATCTTTAGTAATTTCTTTTGCTTTATTGATATTAACTTGGATTTTCATCTTCTACCCCTTGTTCTGCAAACCATGCCTCTGCACCAATACCTTGTCCGTCAGGTTCACCTATACTTGCATCTAATTCCCAAGCATTTCTAAATGTTCTATCACTTGGAACTTCGTTATCTTCTACTATCCAGTAATTAACACCAGCAGGAACATCTTTACGAGCAACTTCGTTTATATCTAATTCGCCTGTAGGGATTAATACTGCTAGTCCTTCTTCTGTTTGATATATTATTCTCATATTATTTCCTTATCTAAATACCACTGCACAACAATAATCACCATCTCTATATACATTACCTTCAAAATGTCTTAAATCAACTCTAGTTGTAGTAGGATTAACAGCAAAAGTATCTGCTCCAGCATTAGTAACAGTTGGTTGTGCCATAAATTGTGTACAAAAATTAGCATCAGGCATAGCAGTTGTAAAATTCATTATATAATTGCCTGTGCTACTATCTGTAATACTACTAACATTACCACTTGCTCTTATTACAATTGGATTAACATTTCCTGTGAATGCTACCCAAGCACGACAACCATATGCAGTTGCTACAGAACCATAGCCAGAGTTAAATTTAAGATTACCCTCATTGTCAAGTCGCATTTGTTCTGCTGTAGTTCCAGAGTTTTGAGTTTCAAATGTCATTACAGAATCTGAATTTGCAGCACTATCATATCCAGCAATTGCATATACTTGTACAGCAGCCATCTCTTGCACAGAAGAATCATCAGACCTAGTTGTTTCAAAAGTTAAACGAGAGCCATTACCACTAGAAGTGTTACGGATATTAATCCCTTCAGTTTGACCACCTGTTCTAAATACTGAAAGAGGTTCTGATGGACTACTTGTACCAATACCTACTCTGTTATTAGTAGCATCTACATGAAGTGTGCCTGAATCTACATCAACACTTCTGTCAGATTCTATACTTAATACAGTACTTCCGTCTTGCTCTATCGTTGAACCAGATGCTGTGGGTTTTATACTAATGGTCATTACTGTACTCCGTCTAATTGTTCCTGTGTAGGTTTAGCTAATGTTGGATGATTCCATTCTTTGATGTAGTCACCATTACCATCGCTGTCATTCTGAAGCATGATTGTACCTTCTAGTACAAAGTCTGCATCAGTTAGTTCTGTGTAAAGTGTTTTAATTTTGTCATATAATGTCATTTTTTTTCCTTATCCTATTAATACTGCTGTAAAATAACCCCAAGTTGCAGATGAATAAAAATTCCAACTTGTATCACTATTAACATTTGTTTTTGGTGCAAAAGTTTCGTTTGCATCTAAATACAATATAACGCTAAATCGTTCTGAAACATATCCTGCAAAACCTCTTTCTGATGCTAGATATCGAGAACCGCCAAAGAAGAAACTACCATTTCGTTCAAATCCACCATCTACATTTGCTTCATCTAATAAATTTTGAATTAAATATGCCCATGCAAAAGAATATACACCTGCTACTGGAGCAGTAAATACACCTGTAGTTGTATTATATGCATTACCTACATTATATTCAGTAGTTTGATACACAGGAGTAACACTTACAGTGGTCTGTGTTGTATTTTTAGTATTTGTTGCAAACACTCTTACTCTGTTTGTAGCAGTAATATTACCATCGCCATCTAACTTCATAACCTCTGTAGGACTATCTGCATTACCTACACCAATCCTTAATGTTCCATCAGGTGATGCTGGTTGATAGATAGTAAAGTTATTAGTAGCTGTAGCATCTGTTCCGACTTGTAGTTTCTTTGATTTTACTGTACTCATACTGCCCTCACTAGTGCACTTGAAAAATAAGATGAAGTGACTCCAGCAACAGTTGAACAAGTTGCGTTGTCAAACGCATAAATTTCAACGTAATCCGTTGAGCCATTCATATACACAACATCGTTCCAATAAACAGCGTTATAGTTTCCGTTTGACCTTTGTATATTAACGCTAGAGTATACACTACCGTTTTTAAAAGGCTGAATAACCGTATATAAACCAGCAGAGCCTTGAAAATAAACACACGCATTTATTTGATAGTATCCAGCTACAGTCGGTGTAAATCTGTAGATTGATGTATCAAAGCATGAATTTGTATCAAAAGTTTCAGCATTGAATTGTATTTTTGTTGGTGTGTTTCCGTTTACACTTTGAGATGCTGTGGTGTAAGCCTTAAACGCTGGTGCATCTGTTATCACATTACCTGTAACATCTACATCACCACCGAATGTACTGGTATCATTTCCTTTTATAGCTGTGACCATTAGACTACACTCCATGTAGAGCCATCACCTATTGTAATAGTGATACCATCTGCTACTGTAACAGCACCAGCAGTCATAGCATTACGATTGTCTGCCAATGTGTAGTTTTCATCTAGTGTTGTGCTGTTTTCTACAAAACCAATTCCATTAATCGTAACTGACATTATTCTGCCTCCTCTGGTGTGTTACCTTCTGCTACCCATTCTTGTAACTCTGGGTGTGCTTCTACGCAAGTGACTCTCATTAAACCATCGTCATCTATGCGACCATATATTTGAATACCATCTTCTATTTTATATTTTATCCATTTCATAATTCTGTACTCCATGCTAGAAAAGCAGTTCCACCTGAATCGAACATTGCTCCATTATTAAAACTAAAACTAGCAGTGCTACAAGTAGCACCACCTCTAAATGTTGATTCACTTGCAGCTTGAAAATTAGGTACTGAAGTACATGTTACTGAATTTGCTTGTAATATTCTATAGTTAGATGCAGTACCTGTTGTTTCTAATGCAGTTGGTGCAGTTCGCATTTGTACTGGAAATGTTGCATGCCATCTAATATTAGTAGAATTATTGGTAAATCCAGCTCCATAAGATATATTAGTGCCAGATATTTTATAATAATACCTCTGACACAAAGCTAACTGTTGTCCAAACTGTAAGTGTTCAAATGGTGTCGCTGTAGTGCCTGTTTCTAGTTGAATTTCAGTTATTTCAACTGATACCCCATTACCAATTCCAGAAGGAAATCCTATTGCACACTCAAAACCATTGGATGCTGCTGAAGGCAATGTAAAGTTTACAGAATATGTGTTTAACCCAGAAACAACTGTAATCGGTTGAGATGCAGATGTTGAGCCGTACCCTGTATTAACTCCAGAACAATAAAACAATGTTATGTTTACGTTTGATATAGTTGCTGAAGCATATAATTTTAATGATACAGTTACGGTCTGACTATTCAAATCTAATACATTTACGTTTTCAATACGTTGTCCATAATTTACAGAGGTAGAACCAGTCGCTCCTGTTATTTTATACGCATAAGCAGTTCCTGTATTTGTACCTGTAATTCTTTGCCCTGTAAGATTTGCTCCAGAACAAAATGTAAAGAATCTATCAACACCGTAAAATAAGCTACCTGTTGTTATAGTATGACTAGCACCAGCATTTCTCTGGTCAATAGCCATATTACCATTGATGATTCTGTTCTTCATCCCAATACTAGCTTGTGCTGTTGTTGCTAATGTACCGCTAGTTGCCTGTAGCTCTAATGTATTAGTTCCTGCAACTGATGGTGCTTGTATGGTAACTTCACCAGATGTATCGCCTTTTAGTTTTATACTTGCCATTATTGTGCCTCGTCTGCTGGTTCTGGTGTATTTCCTTCATCTAACCATTCCAAATACTCTTGGTAGTCTGTGTTTGCTTTATCTTTTGGAATAGAAGCATTGTCTGATAATCTTAAAATAACATCTGCTTCTTGATTTGTTATCAAATCATTTAATTTTTTATACATAATTATAGCTCCGCATCTGCTTGAATATATTTACCACCACCAGTGTTGACTCTTAACCACCCTGCATCTCCTTGTGTTCTTGCAGATGAAGCAGTAACATTTAATCTTGCACTGTTTTCTGTGATTGTAGAGGCTGAAAATGCTGATGGAGCTTGAGTTGTTCCACCCATATATAATGTTAAATGACTAGCTGATGAAACAGACCATGATGGTGTTGCTCTCATAGTGGTAGGATAAACAAAAACTCCATAAATACCTGTAGTTGAATAAGCAGCCATATTACAAATAACTACATTAGCGTTAGCAGTCCATCTCAAAAAATACCTCTGACATCTCTGCAACTGTACATCATAAGGTAAAAACTCAAAGTCACTAGCACCTTCACCGACTTCTAATTGTACTCCAGTTATGTTAATGTAGTTAGAAGTTGAGTCTGCAAGGTTGACTGTAAGTCCAGCAGCTCTGTTTGCATTAACTGTTGAAGCCCATGATGTAGGAGTTGTTCCAGATGAAAAATTAGTGCCAGCAGCTATCCAAAGGTTTAGTTGTAATGAAGTTCCATTATCATTAGCAAAAGCACCTGTAGTGTCGCCAGCAAATGTCAGTGTTTTCTTTTCCCATGTATCTGCACTATCTATTGTGTATGTTTGTGCAATATGACGAGTATTGTCTGAATCACCTAGCTCGCAAACATAAGTTCCAGTCTTATTTGATTTAACCCAAAAGGATAATGTTACAGACTCTGCATTACTTGTACCTTTTTTAAGATGTTGAAGCATTTGTCCTTCAAGTCTGTATATCAATATACCAACAGAGCTAACCAATAAACTACCATTAGCTGTTGTGCAGTCCATTTTTAAACTGTTAGCAAATCCTTGTCCTGTTGGCACATCGGTATCTTGACTAATAGTCCATGTTCCAATATTAGCAATACTATGTAATATTCTATCTACAGTATGATACCCAGTTGAAGTAACCCCACTAACACTCGTCCCCCTCTGTGCTATCTGCATATCACCATTGATAATGAGGTTACGATACATACCTCCACGAAGAGAATTACCATTAGCATCTTGTAGACCATTTGCTGTGACTTTAGCTTTGGTGACACCTGCTGATTGTAGTTCTATTTCACCACTAGTATCTGATGTAACTACAACACCATTAGTTGTATCTGCATTTATTGTACTTGCCATTATAAGACCACCCATTTGCTAGAAGCAGGAACTGTGACTGATACTCCACTAGCAACACTTACAGGAGATACTGACATTGCATTGTAACCTGTAGGCACTGTGTAATTAGTTCCTATAATTGAATTATTTACAAACATACCATTAGTTGCACCTATCTGTGGTGCTATGCCTGTATTGTCACTATCTTGAACAACTGCTTTTTCAGCAGGATAAGTACAGAATACATCACTTGTTCCAGACAAAGTAATTGCTGAACCAGCATTGCTAGACTCTAGTACAGTGTCCCTAGATAAAGTTGTGCCTGAAGCTGTATAAGTACCTAGACCTACCTCGTAGTCATTACCACTTGTAATGGCATAGTAAGTTGTATTACCATCACCTATAGCAGCAAAAGATTGAAAACCTGCACTTGCTCCAGCTAATGT